GAGGCACGATCCGCAGACGATCTACTGGCAGAACTCATAGGGAATGACAAGATGGATGATGATGTGGCGGGAGATGATGCAGAACTAGATGATGTTGATGTAGAGACATCCTTAAAAGAGGGGGCAGACCAGTCGCAAACGGCAGAAATCGAGAGCCCACCACCCCACGACCCCCAAATTTTGGCATTGCCGACCAAAGTCAACTTGCATAGTATTCCACTCACTCAATCCCCTCCAGATTCCATACCTAGGGAAAACCCTGCGTCACCATAACAGCTGTTATAGTGAGACAGGGTAAACCCTAATATATATAACCCCCCACCCCCTTATGAAAATGGCAGACAATCAGAAAATAGTTCCACGTGAAACACCCCCCCTTCATAATTTGGGTCCCATGGTCGAGGTAGATATGGATGTATTGGCAGATCGGTTAGCAAGAATGAGTACCAAAGATAAGAAGTATCTAGAGTATTTATTAAAACAGCATGCGGTATTGATTAAGAGTAAGGGCTCACACACATGAACGCACGGCAGATTACAGCAATAGAGAAAGAGCAGCTCGTCTTAGATTATTTAGAGGAGTTACTACATAAGGATAAAGGTCGGCTCTTAAGGATGATGAGTTATTTAAAGACTAGGATATTAGAAGAGGAAGCAATGGCACGAACGAAGGATGTCATTGAACGTATTAAACATGGGTAGAAGAAAGGAGAAAACCTTGACGCCAGCACAAAAAGAGATCTTCTTGGTCATTGATGAATTTTGGAAGAAGTTCGGATTCGCTCCGAGTATCGATGATGTCATGTACATCACAGGGGAAAAAGGTCGGGGTAATGTCAGTCGTAAGATGTGGCGTTTAGTAGACCTTGGGATCTGTAAAGGAATTAAGGGAAAAATGAGAAGTATTCGCCCCTCCTATATAAAGGTTCGGTACATTGAGTAATTTAGAAAAGTTCTTAGAAGGTCTGCCAGAAGGGGATCGAGAAAATCTCTTTACCATGGCAGAGGACTACAAGAACTCGGTTGTCCGTAAGGCAGCACAGAAGTCGTTTATGTCGTTTGTAAAACAGATGTGGCCTGGGTTTATCTTGGGTAGACACCATGCTTTGATGGCTAAAAAATTTGAGGAGATTGCCGATGGTAAAGTTAGACGTCTTATTATTAATATGCCTCCTCGTCATACTAAATCTGAGTTTGCGTCATACCTTCTCCCTGCATGGTTTTTAGGCAAGTACCCGCATAAGAAAGTGATTCAGTGCTCAAATACCGCAGAATTAGCTGTGGGCTTTGGACGTAAGGTCAGGAACTTAGTAGACGGAGAAACCTACGCCAAGATCTTTCCGAATGTCTCTTTGCGTACAGACTCGAAAGCAGCAGGTCGCTGGGCAACGAATGCCAACGGAGACTATTTTGCGATTGGGGTAGGCGGTACGGTAACGGGTAAAGGAGCTGATCTTTTGATCATTGATGACCCCCACTCGGAGCAAGAAGCCGCATTAGCAGCCTCCGACCCTTCGGTGTATGACAAGATCTTTGAATGGTATTCCTCTGGACCAAGACAACGTCTTCAGCCTGGAGGCTCTATCGTCATCGTAATGACCCGCTGGGGTAAACGAGATTTGACGGGCAGAGTCCTTCAGTCTATGGTTGAGCGAGACGGAGACGAATGGGAAAGGATCAGTCTCCCAGCCATTAAGCCCAATGGTCTATCCCTATGGCCTGAGTTTTGGTCTTTAGAGGAATTAGAAAAACTAAAAAATGAACTTCCTATTTCTAAATGGTCAGCCCAATACCAACAAGATCCCTCGGCTGAAGAAGGTGCCCTAGTAAAACGAGAATGGTGGAAGGTCTGGGATAAAGAGAATCCTCCCGCCTGTGCTTTTATTATTCAGTCTTGGGATACCGCCTTTACAAAGAATGAACGGTCAGACTACTCCGCCTGCACGACTTGGGGAGTCTTTTATATGAATGAGAATGAAAATGACCCGCATGTAATTTTGTTAGACGCCCTCAAAGAACGGCTAGAATTTCCTGAATTAAAGACACGAGCGTTAGAAATGTATAAGGAATGGGAGCCCGATGCGTTTATAGTAGAGGCTAAGGCTTCGGGAGCTCCGTTAGTTTTCGAACTTAGAAGGATGGGAATACCCGTGCAAGAATTTACACCAGTACGTGGAAACGATAAGATTACCCGTGTAAACTCGGTATCAGATTTATTTGCATCAGGAAAAATATGGGCACCAAGAAAACGCTGGGCAGAAGAAGTCATTGAAGAAATGGCAGCATTTCCCAATTCAGACCACGATGACTTGGTAGACTCAACCACACAAGCGTTAATCCGTTTTCGTAAAGGCGGGTTTATTAAACTAGACACAGACGAAGAGGACACTCAATTTTTAAGGTCTAGGAAAGTTAGTTACTATTAAGGATTATTATGGCAATCGAAAAATCACTGTATGAACTCCCTAAAGGCTTAGAGGCTGCAAATGTTGAGCCTATCGAGATTGAGATCGAAGACCCAGAGTCTGTCACGATTGGACTCGATGGTTTAGAGATTAAGATTGAGCCAGAAGAGGAAAGCGCAGAAGACTTTGACGCTAATTTGGCTGAGTACTTAAGTGACAGCCAGCTAACCCAAATTGCAGGCGATCTCTTAGGAGACATTGAATCGGACATTGGCGCTCGTAAAGAGTGGATGCAGACTTATACAGACGGCATCGAGCTTCTAGGAATGAAAATTGAAGAGCGCTCCGAACCGTGGGAAGGAGCTTGTGGAGTCTACCATCCCCTCCTTTCCGAAGCACTCGTTAAGTTCCAAGCAGAAACCGTAATGGAGACCTTACCTCCTGCGGGTCCTGTAAAGACCGTTATTGTTGGCAAAGAAACCCCTGAAAAGTTGGCCGCTGCGGATCGGGTTCAAAAAGACATGAACTACCAGATCACTGAAGAAATGCCTGAGTTTAGACCTGAGCACGAGAGAATGTGCTGGGGACTAGGACTCTCAGGCAATGCCTTTAAGAAAGTCTATTTCGACCCATCCTTAGATCGGCAGGTTTCTTTATTCGTACCAGCTGAAGACTTAATTGTTCCCTATGGCGCTTCCGACTTACAAAGCGCAGAGCGTGTGACCCACGTCATGCGTAAGACCGAAAACGAACTACGCAAACTTCAAGTCGCAGGATTTTATAAAGATGTAGACCTAGGCACACCAAGTACTACTTTTGATGAAGTAGAAAAAAAGATTGCCGAAAAGATGGGGCTACGAGCCACATCCGATGATCGTTTCAAGATTCTTGAGATTCAAGTTAATTTAGATATTGAAGGTTTTGAAGATAAAAAAGACGGAGAAGCTACAGGGATTGCCCTGCCTTACATTGTTACCATTGAAAAGGGAACCCAAAACGTCTTAGCAATCCGCAGAAACTGGAGGCCCGAAGATGAAACTAAACAAAAACGTCAGCATTTCGTCCATTATGGATACGTTCCAGGCTTTGGCTTTTATTGTTTTGGCCTTATTCACCTTGTCGGTGCTTTTGCTAAGTCTAGTACTAGTCTTATTCGGCAGCTCGTGGATGCTGGCACACTAGCCAACTTGCCAGGTGGCTTTAAAACTCGTGGTATGCGAGTCAAAGGAGATGACACCCCAATTGCCCCAGGAGAGTTTAGGGACGTTGACGTTCCTTCTGGTGCGCTAAAAGACAATATCCTACCTCTGCCTTACAAAGAACCTAGTCAAGTCTTATATACCTTAATGCAAAACATTGTAGAAGAAGGTAGACGTTTTGCATCTGCTTCGGATATGAAGATTGCTGATATGTCAGCAAACACCCCAGTGGGTACGACTCTGGCTATTCTAGAGCGAACCTTAAAGGTCATGTCTGCGGTTCAAGCTCGTGTTCATTACTCGATGAAACAAGAGCTAAAACTCTTAAAAAACATCATCCGTGACTACACCCCTGATGAATACGAATATCAACCAGATGTAGGAAACCGCTTTGCCAAGCAGTCGGACTACGATAACTGTGACGTTATTCCCGTCTCTGATCCTAATGCCGCAACGATGAGCCAGAAGGTCGTTCAGTATCAAGCGGTTCTTCAGTTAGCTCAGCAGGCTCCTCAGCTTTATGACTTAGGACATCTGCATCGCCAGATGTTAGAAGTCTTAGGGATTAAGAACGCTAAAAAACTCGTCAAGATTGAAGACGACCATATGCCTGAAGACCCTATTACTGAGAACATGAACATCATGAATATGAAGCCTGTCAAGGCGTTTATGTATCAGGACCATCAAGCGCACATCACGATTCACATGAATGCCATGAAAGACCCAAAGATTGCCGCTTTGATAGGGCAAAACCCACAGGCTCAGGCAATGGCTTCGGCTGCAATGGCACATATTCAACAGCATTTAGCCTTTGAATATAAGAAACAAATGCAAGAAATAATGGGAGTGCCACTTCCTACGGGCGAAGAGGACGAATCAATCCCACAGGATATGGAAGTTCAGATCTCACAAATGGCGGTACAGGCATCCAACGCCTTATTACAACGCAATCAAACCGAAATTGCGGCGCAACAAGCTCAGCAAGCTGCGCAAGACCCAGTAATTCAAATGCAAGCGAAGGAACTCGAACTCAAACAGGCCGAGGAACAACGCAAAGCACTGAAAGACCAAGCCGATGCAGCAGAAGCCGCTGCACGCTTGGAAGTAGAAAGAGAAAGAATTGCCTCTCAAGAACGTATTGCTGGCGCTCAGCTTCTGGCAAAAACAGAAAAAGACGCTATGGAAGTCGAAATCAAGAGAATGCAAGAACTTTCCAAGATGCAACAACTAACTAATTCTCAAACAGGAAGACGATAGTGGATAAGCATTTAGATTACCTCTTAAATGAGTACCGTGACCGTATAAATATGCTCCAAACAGCTATTTCTGCGGGAAATTGTGCTAATTATGAAGAGTATAAGTACGCTTGTGGACAAATACGAGGTCTTGAGTCCGCATGTCTAACCATTACAGACCTCAATCAACGAATGGAGAAATCGAATGACTGAAATACTAATCGGCTCAAATCCCGATGACGTATCCGCAGTAACAACTCTGCCTCAAACAGCAGATGAAAAAGCAAAACAACTACCCGAACCCTCTGGCTATCGCATTTTGTGCGCTATTCCTGAGGTTGATGACACTTACGAGAGCGGAATCCTCAAAGCGGATACCACGATGCACTACGAAGAGGTCTTATCCACGGTGTTTTTTGTTGTCAAAATGGGTCCTGATTGTTACAAGGATGCAAGCCGTTTCCCTACTGGGCCTTGGTGCAAAGTTGGTGACTTTATCTTAGCCAGACCAAACTCTGGCACCCGATTAAAGATCCACGGGCGTGAGTTTAGGATTATTAACGATGATTCTGTAGAAGGAATAGTCGAAGATCCCCGTGGCATAACCAGACTTTAAGGAGAAAATCATGCCTGAATTAGAATTGGAAGCATTTAAATATCCCGATGAAAAGGGAGAACCCGAACAACTAGAAATTGTTATTGAAGACGATACACCTGAGGAAGATCGTAATTTAGCACCAATGCCCAAGGATATTGTTGAAGAACTTGATAATGATGACCTTGAAGCCTACACAGGAGAAGCAAAGCAACGATTGTTACAGGCTAAAAAAGTCTATAACGATGAGCGCAGAGCAAAGGAAACAGCCCAAAAGGAGGCAGACGAAGCATCCCGTGTAGCACAGCAATTGCTTGCGGAAAATCAAAAGCTAAAGACCAAATTAAGCGCTGGTGAGCAGAGCTTGCACTCTAAATACAAGGAAAACATTGCCCATGAACTAGAAAAAGCCAAAGCCGAATACAAGAACGCCTATGATTCTGGCGATTCAGACCGTCTTGTAGAAGCTCAGGAAAAGCTCACTAAAGTACAAATGGACTCTCAACAGATAGAACGATATCAACCTGAGTATTCACAAGATACTTTACAAAATGAAAATAATGATGTACAAATGTCACAACCTCAACGTTTGGACTCAAAAACCCAATCGTGGCTGGACAAAAACAGCTGGTATGGGGTAGATGATGATATGAGTTACCTAGCAATGGGTATTCATAGACGCTTGGAAAGAGAAGGAGTTCCGATAGGATCTGACCACTATTTCAAGGTCATTGACACAGAAATGCGTCAGAGATTCCCAGAGAAATTTGGGGCAGGAGAGACCAAAGACTCTCCAGAGACAGGGACCAAATACTCTGTGAAAAAACCGAGCACAGTAGTTGCGCCAGCGACTAGGTCTACCTCTCCAAAAAAAGTCAGACTTACGCCAACGCAAGTAGCACTGGCAAAGAAATTTAATCTAACCCCAGAGCAATATGCTCGTGAATTAACAAAACTGGAGTCCCAAAATGGCTGAAAACAGAAAACCTCGTGAAGTAGAAACTAGACAACAAGAAATGCGCCCCCAGCAGTGGAAACCGCCTGAATTGTTGCCAGAACCCGATAAACAAGAAGGTTTTAAATATCGGTGGATAAGAGTATCTACTCTCGGAACAGCAGACCCCCGCAACATCTCTGCCAAATTCAGAGAAGGATGGGATCCTGTAAGAATTGAGGAACAACCACAAATGAAACTGCTAGTTGATCCCAATAGTCGTTTTAACGACAATATTGAGATTAGCGGGTTATTGCTCTGCAAAACTCCAAAAGAACTTGTTGATCAACGGAATGCCTTTTATCAAAAGCAAGCCGAAAATCAAATGGAGGCTGTAGACAATACTCTTATGCGCCAAAGTGATCCTAGAGCACCGCTCTTTAAAGAGAGCAAATCTACGGTGACCTTTGGTAAAGGTTAATTTTAATTTAGGAGTTTATTATGGCTTATCCAACCGTAGACGCTCCGTATGGACTAAAACCAGTCAATTTGATTGGTGGTCAGGTCTTTGCGGGGTCAACTCGTTTAATGGAAATTGCTTCGTCTAATAACGTAGGTTATGGGACAAGTATTTTTTATGGCGATTTAGTAAAACGTGTTTCCGATGGAACTGTTGAGAAAGATGCTGGCACAACTACAGCTACACCTTGTGGTGTATTTTTAGGTGTTCAGTTTACCAATGCCTCAACTGGTCAAGTTCAACAACAACAGTATTACCCTGCAAGCACCCCTATTAAAGCGGGTACAAAGATTTTTGCAGTCGTTGCTGACGATCCTGACACATTGTTCAAAGTAGTTTCTTGTTCTGCAACCACAGTCGTGGCTGGAATGGGCATTTCTGCTATTGGTAATAACATTGCTCTGATTCAAAACGCTGGATCTACCATTACTGGTAACTCCGCTGTAGCGATTGATGAAGGTACGCAAAATACTACCAGCAGTTTACCTATCCGCATTATTGATGTGGTAAGAGAAACTGCAACTGGCGCTGACACGTTTGTTGAGTTTATCGTTAAGATAAACATTAACACTCATCAGTACACAAACCCAACTGGCGTATAAGGAGCTTAGAAAATGGCTATTTCACGTGCACAACTACTGAAAGAGTTGCTCCCAGGTCTGAACGCATTGTTTGGTCTTGAGTACGCAACATATGGTGAACAACACAAAGAGATCTACGATACTGAGACCTCTGAGCGTTCGTTTGAAGAAGAAACAAAACTGTCAGGCTTCTCCGCTGCACCAGTCAAAAACGAAGGTTCTGCCATCGCTTATGACAATGCACAAGAGGCTTTCACAGCTCGCTATAACCACGAAACCATTGCCCTTGGCTTCTCCCTAACGGAAGAGGCAATCGAGGACAACTTGTATGACAGCCTATCAGCTCGTTATACCAAGGCTTTGGCTCGTGCTATGGCATACACCAAGCAAACTAAAGCAGCTTCCGTTCTAAACAACGGTTTCACTGCTGGAACTTTTGCTGGTGGTGACGGTGTGGCTTTATTTAGCACCTCACACCCACTGGTTTCTGGTGGTGTAAACAGCAATACTCAATCTACCCCTGCTGATTTGAATGAGACTTCTTTGGAAGCCGCAGTTATTCAGATCGCTGCTTGGACAGACGAGCGTGGCTTGTTAATCGCTGCTAAACCTAAGAAGTTAATTGTTCCACCTGCACTCCAGTTCGTAGCTACCCGTCTCTTAGAGACCCAGTTGCGTGTTGGTACTGCTGACAACGACATTAACGCTATCGTAAACAACGGTTCGATCCCAGAAGGTTATACAGTTAATAACTATCTGACCGACACCAATGCTTACTTTATCTGTACTGATGTTCCTAATGGCATGAAGCATTTTGTTCGTTCCCCATTAGCAAACAGCATGGACGGAGACTTCGATACTGGTAACGTCCGTTACAAGTCTCGTGAGCGTTATTCTTTTGGATTCTCGGATCCACTAGGAATGTTTGGTTCGCCAGGCGCATAAAGAAGAGGGGAGCCAAAAACTCCCCTTTTTTGTTTTACTTGTAGTAAGATTTAAATATCTGGGTAAACCAGCTTATTAGACTGCCCCAGCAGACGCATACAAGACTAATAAGCTTAACTCTGTATGGAGAATTATTATGGCACGTACTACCTTTTCGGGTCCAGTGGCATCCGACAACGGCTTTATCACTGATATTACAAATACCTCAACAGGTGCAGCTACATTCAATGCTAGTACTACTTCTGTCACAATGACGGGTGTTGGCGGCACGGGTGGACGTACTTTGTTTGAGATGGATACCAACGTAGCTTTGGGTTCGTTTTCTAACGCCCTGAAAGCCCAAGTTACCTATGGTGCTACAGGTCGCACAACAGGTTTAGGTTCAGCTTTTGTGGCTGAATTAAGCCTTTCAGCAGGCACTTCTTCAGGTACTTATGCTCCTGTTGAAATTGAGCTTAACTGTGCTTCTGGAGCATCTACTGGCACAAATACCTCTTTAATTTACGCTTCTGTTAATGGTACAGGCGCAGCAACTGTTGATACCAACGGTTATTTGCTAAACCTTGCTGGCGTAACTGTTGCTGGTGCTAAATTAGCCGCTACTGGTACTATTACCAACGTTAATGAGATTACTCATGGACTGCGTGTAAAAATTGCTGGTAGTGATTATTACCTGCTTGCCGCTACTGCTGCTAACTTTAATGCCTAATGGCTACGTTAGATAAAGCGTACCTGTTGGATTTGAGAAATCAGGCACTTGAGCAACGGCAAAAGTACTTAGATCTTATCCAACAGGCTAACGGAGCAATTGCAATGGTGGACGTATTGTTGACCGAATTAGACCGCCCACCAGCAGAACATAAAGAGGATTAATTATGGCAATGCAATATGACGTAAAGT